GAGCTGGCAGGCTGCGGATGACGTGCTGAACCGGTTCAATGAGATCTTGGTGCTTGGGGGCAACCGATGCTTGGCTGGAGACACAATCATCACAGATGCTGTGACTGGACAAAAAAAGAGGCTCGATGAGATCACCGAGCCCTTTCATGTTCAGTGTGTTGATAGAGATGGCGTGACCGTCATTGCTGAAGCTGAGGTTCCATTCCGCAAGCAGAAGGCAGACCTGTTTGAGGTGGTGACAAGTCTCGGAACTTCGTTCGTCTGCTCAGGTGAACACCTGCTTCTCTGTAAAGACGGCGAATGGAGGAGACTCGCTGAACTGCCTGTTGGATCGCAGCTTTGCCTTCCGGCGTCCATTGCGGCTTCTTTCCCAGCAAGGTTGCGGCAAGGTGCTCTGCGTTTGATTGGAAGAGTTCGAGATTTTCTGGGCGATTGTCTTGAACGTCTCCGTTCTTGTGATGAACAACCTCTCCAGGAAGCAAGATTCGGCCAATCATCTGCTCCATCACGATTCGATGAAGTGGAACATGGGTCTTTTTTCGGAAGAACTTCCCGTTTGCCTTCAGGGATCTCAGCAGATTTGTCTCAACGCATACAGGATGATCCGGGCAGTACATTTGAATGTACCCTCCCTTTCCAACCCTTGTGTTCCCGATCCAGTTCGGATGTCCTGGCCCAGACCTTGGGCCCCGCCTCTGACACTGTATTCCATGCTTTTTGCAGAACTTTGAAATCAGCTTTGCAGACATTCCCAACTGCGATCCGATCCACGCGTGAGTCTTTCCTTCGGAAATCCATGCTTGGATTTGATCGCCTGGGTAAGAGTGTAGCTTTCTCATTGGAGGCAACCGTACTTCGGAAAGTCTATTGTCGCAATGATTATGTGTGGGACTTCACTGTTCCTATCCACCACAACTACATTCATGCGGGTGTAGTTCACCATAATTCAGGCAAAACGAATTGGGCAGCGAAGCGGATTGTGCAGGCTTTTGTGGGCACGGATCTGTCCGGAAACATGCCTGAGTGGATTCGTGAGAAGAGCAAGAAGCGTGGGATCAACATCTGGTGTCTGCACACGACGAACATGACGAGTGTCTCGATGCAGCAGAATGTTGTGTACAACTACCTGCCGAAGGAGCTGAAGGAAGCCAAACGCACTAGGCAGACTCAGGTGAGCTGGACCCAGAAGAACGGTTTCTCTGACAACACTGCGGTGTATGAGCGCAACCAGATATGGTTCCTGAACTATGCTCAGGACATCAAGGTTGTGGAAGGTGGCGAGGTTGATTTTGTGTGGTGTGACGAGTTGGTTCCGGCGGATTGGCTGGAGACGCTCAAGTACCGTTTGGTGACTAGGAACGGTAAGCTGCTGGTGACATTCACTCCAGTGCAGGGCTACACGCAGGTTGTGAAGGAGTACATCACGACTTCGAAGGTCAAGTCGTACCGGAAGTCGGAGCTTCTGCCCAATGCCAACGTTGCTGGAGTGCCTCCTGGGCACATGCCGTACACGGCTGAAGATCAGTACGGGAAGCATGGTGTTGTGTGGTTTCATTCCAAGTTGAATCCGTACAACAACTGGGAGCGGATGATTCAGACGTTGAAGAACCGAAGCACGCATGACATCAAGATTCGTGCTTATGGCTGGGCGGAACAGACGGCTGGCAGCCAGTTCCCGTTATTTGGCGAGAACAACGTGTTCTCTGAGCCGATCGACCAACTTGTTCCTGAAGGAACCAACTACATGGTCTGTGATCCAGCCGGAGCACGAAACTGGTTCATGTTGTGGGCGCGTGTGGATGATGATGGCGTCATCTGGGTGTATCGAGAATGGCCAGACATCTCGTATGGTGAATGGGCTATACCCGGGGACAAGCCTGATGGCAGGGCTGGTCCTGCTCAGAGGCAGGGTGCTGGACGTGGTGTGGACGAGTACACGGAGCTGATCTGGTCGCTTGAGACGCAGGGAGATAAGCGTGAAGAGATCGCGGAACGCTACATTGACCCTAGGAGTGCTGGCACCGAGACAATCACCAAGGATGGTGGAATTACCCTGTTGGATCTGCTGCTTCAGGCTTCAGATCCTCTGTATTTCCAGCCGTCTGCCTCTGTGACAGTGGATGAGCGTGTGCTGATTATCAATGATTTGCTCTGCTACAACCGTGAAATTCCGCTCGAACGAGGCAAAAACCATCCCAAACTGATGGTTCACGAGGATTGCAGGAACCTTATCTACTCGTTAAGGGAGTGGACTGGGTTAGATGGACAGAAGGGTGCTTGCAAAGATCCTATTGACGCCTTGGGGTATATGGTTGTAATGCAGCCGAAGCACATATCTTCTTCAAAGTACGCAAAACAGTGGAAGCAAGCACAGAAATGTGGTAGTTACTAGCTGTTTATACGGTAATCGCCATGATCGAATCGAAAACTGACTTGCTTGCAATCGCCTCTGACACTCCTCAAGTGGCTGAATTGCTGGCGGAGTACAACCGTTCGATGATAAATTCCACGCAAGGGAATCTTGTCACCAAATTTGACGACATTCGCTTTGCTAGGTGGTCTGGACAGTCTGAGGACGGCAAGAAACACTCAGAATTGCGTGCAGAAGGCGATCCTGCATGGCCTTTTGAAGGAGCCAGTGACGTCCGCAACAGGCTTATCGACTCAACGTGCAATGAGTTGTCGGCATTGCTTGTGACTGCCTTTCAGAAGGCAGATATTCGCGCCAACGGCACAGAGTTGTCGGATCTTACGATCAGCCAGATTGCCACCACGCTGCTTCGGTGGATTCGTGACAGCAAGATGCCGCAGCAGTTGATGAAGGAGGCTGAGCTTGGGGCGCAATATGCGCTTCAGTATGGCTGGAGTGCCTTTTTTGTTGGCTGGCAGCAGAGCATCTCGAAGAGAACGCAGCCAATCTCGATGGAGCAGGTTGTGCAGCTTGCTCAGGCGTCTGGTAGCCAGGTTCTGGCTGAGTTGCCGCAGTTGATTATGAGCAGTCCAGAAGAGGCTGCTGCTATCGTTCAGGCTGCGATTCCCGATCTATCGACAGAAGAAGCCAGCCGAATGGTTCGTGAGTTGGCTGAGACAGGCATGACGACTCGTGACGAAGAGTATGTCAGCAAGAACCTGCCTGAGATTGTGGCGTTGAAGCCTTGGGACGAGATCATTTTCCCACCAGAAACCGCAGATCTACAGAGAAGCCGCGTCATCTTCCGCAGGACGTGGATGAGTGAAGTTGAGCTTCGCGAGAAGATCACGACAGAGAACTGGAACGCTGATTGGGTTGAGTCGGCGCTTCAGACGATTGGTAGAAGCAGCACGTACTACCAGATGAACTTGCTCCCGACGACCACGATGATGGTCTACAACGGGGTCAACTACAACAACATGGTTGAGGTTGTCTACTGCTACACCAAGCAGTTGGATGGCAACGCTCCTGCGATCTACTACACTGTGGTTTGTCCTCAGGCAGCCAACAACCTCAGGGGAGACAAGGTTTCTTGGGCGATCCACGAGCGTCTGGACTATGCTCATGGCGAATACCCGTTCATCGAGTTCCGCAGGGAACAGCTTAGGCGTGCTGTTGTCGATACCCGCGGGATTCCTGAGCTTTCTTCTACGGATCAGGACGAGATCAAGGCGCAGCATGACAGCATTCGAGATCACACTGCGTTCTCTACGCTCCCTCCGATCAAGGTAGTTAAGCGAGTTGGTGCGATCAATCGAGTGGGTCCTGGCATCAGCTTGCCGGTTGTTTCGCAGAACGACTACAGCTTCATGGAGCCTCCGGCCCGTGAACCCAGTGTGGCGTTTAACCTGATCCAGCGTGTTGAGGCTAATCATGCGGCCTACTTTGGGACATCTAATCTCAACGTGATGCCTCAGAAGACCATGCTATTCCAGCAGAAGCTCATCAATAGCTGGCTTCTGACGTGGCGTAGTGTGTTCCGGCAGATGTTCTCATTGTGCTGCCAGTACATGGCTCCTGCTGAGATCCAGCGAATCACGGGTGGAGTTTTGCCGCAGAACCTTTCTGAGATTCACAGTGAATTTGATCTGTCCGTGCGTTTTGACGTCATGGACATGGACAAGGAGTACATCGCTCAGAAGATCGACTTCTTGACCAAGATTGCCCAGATGGATGCCGGTGGGGTGCTTAATCGGAACCGCCTTACGGAGATGATGATTCAAGCGATTGCTCCTGAGATGGCTAGTGAGCTGATTATGAATCAGCAGCAGGCCAGCCAGAAGATGTACAAGGATGTACAGAGTGACATTGGCAATATGTTGCTGGGGAATGAAGCGTTGTATCAGGAAAACGATCCTACGGCAGGCACCAAACTTCAGTACGCGCAACAGATCCTCCAGTCCAATCCCAAGGCTCAAGCTGCGTTGCAGCAGGATCCTAACTTCCAGCAGTTGTTCCAGAACTACGTGAAGAACCTACAGATGAGCATGATGCAGCAGCAGAACGCTCAGATCGGACGGATTGGAGTGACTCCGGTGTCTCAACAAGGCCAATGATTACTGAAAACCAGAAGAAGGCGTTTGGGTTCTCTGGAACGAACCTGCTGTTCGATGAGGTAATCCGATTCCTCCAAGACACTCAAAATACTCTGGTCTTGCAGGCAATAAACAGTGCCACGAAGGGCGAAGATAGGGTGCATTTTTGCGGACAAGCTGATGGTGTTAATTACATCTTGTCTGCATTAGTAGATTTGAGAAAGGAAGCCATGAAGTTAAATGGCTTGACTGTAGATGAAGATTTGGCATAACGCCATTAACCGGGCTTACCAGCGGAACTGGTATGTGTAATTACGGACTTGCTACCTTATAGCATGAGCGAAGCGCAAAATACACAGCCTGATTCCGGGAGTCAGGAGGCAGCACAAGTACCCGTGCAAAGTAACCTCGGTAAATCGTTCGATGAATACAGCATTGCTGAATTTCTGAAGAACAATTTCCTTAACGAGGAAGGGGCGGCTCCAGCCAAAGAGGAGCAGCAGACTGAGCCTGAAGCTGTAGAGGAAGCTCCTGTAGAAGCAGAAGCTGAACCTGAAGCTGAAGTTGAAGTCGATCAACCTGTAGAGGAAGAAGAGGAAGAACCCCAGTTAAGCAAGGGTGTCCAGAAGCGCATCAACAAGTTGGTTGCTGCGAAGAAGGCTGCTCAAGCAGAGCTGGAGGCTCAGAGAGCCAAACTTGCAGAGCTTCAGCGTGAGTTGGAGCAGACTAAGTCGGCGGTTCCTGTTTCTACTCCACAAGTGTCTGAGTGGGCGGAGTCTTTGAACTCGATTGACCAGGTCAAGAAGGAGTTTGAAGCCACCATCGACCAGCTTTTGTGGTGTGAACAAAATCCAGATGGAGGGGTATTGCCTCTTCCTGATGGGAAGGAACTAGAGCTTAGCCAAGAGCAGGTTCGGTTTCTTAAAGCTCAAGTATTGCGCCGCAAGGAGATTGAACTGCCTACTCGTTTTCAGTACCTGCAAAATCAAGCAGTGGCTGAACGTGAAGCTGTCACAGATTTTCCTTGGTGGAACAAGCCTGAGACTGAGGAATATCAAGCAGCGCAAGTTGTGTTGCGTGAGTTCCCTGAGCTTAAAAAGAAGCGTGCTGATTGGAAGCATGTGGCTGGTTTGGTTGTCCTTGGCATGAAGGCGTATAACGATCTGAAAGCCAAGAAATCCACACCTGCTCCTGCACCTATCAAGCGTGCTCCTGCTCAACCTAGCGTTAAGGCTCCTCCGGCTCAGCCGAAGGATGAATCCTCAAAGGCTAGGAAGACATTCTTATCTGATCCTTCTAACCGAGATGGGTTGAGCAACCTGTTGAAAGCACAAGGCTTTGTGTAAGCCACCACCCAAACCCAACCAAACTGCATTTTTATGCCTCTCCTGACTGAACCCACGTTATCTGGTCGCGGTAAACGCGAAGACCTCATGGACATGATTGCGCTTGTTGACGCGAAGGACACTCCCTTCACGTCGATGGCGCGTAAAGGCAGCAAGCCCGGGAATATGTATTTCCGCTGGCAGGCTGACAGCAATCCGGCCCCCAAGATCGGCGGGACCGTTGACGGCACTGACGTGAACACCTATGTGAACCACGATCAGGTTCGTGCTGAGCTTGCCAACTACGCGCAGGTGTTCCGAATGGACGCCGTTCGCGTGTCGAAGCTCTCGCAGGACATCGCGCAAGTTGCCGGTGTGCGTGACGAGCTGGCCTACAACCTGAGCAAGTCGATCCTTCAGTGCAAACGCTCCCTTGAGGTGGCGATGTGCTCGAATCAGACGGCTCAACAGGACAACGGTTCCGTGCCCTACCTGACCGCTGGCATCCAGACTTGGATCAGCAATGCCGGCACAGGAACAGCTACTCCTGGCGACATCCCTTCCACATATCGCACGCCCACGAACAGCATTCTGACTGGCGCTTCCAGTTCGCTGACCGACACGTCTGTGCAGGGCCTGCTCAAGAGCATCTACGACCAGACTGGTCAGTACAAGTCGTTCGACGCGATTGTTGGGACCGATCTGAAGCGTGCTTTCACGAGCCTGCTTGGCACGACTGCGTTGACCACGACCACAACTGCTGGCGTGACAGGTGCTGGTGCCACCAAGGTGCAGACGTTCCAACGCGATGCTGCTGCTGACACCTACATCCAGTCGATGGACGTGTTCCAGGGCGACTTCGGCACAGTCAAG